TGGCGATTTGCCATGTATTCAGTTCCACTTTCATAGCTGTGCTCCTTTCAAAAGCCAGTATGTATATTATACTTTACAGAATAGCTGAATGCAAGCACGGATTTACAATTTGCACTCCCTCTTAAGCGATAAAATCCATTTCTGCTGCACCTCGTTTGGCATCGCGTATTCATCTATCGTCAGGATATTTATCATTTCACGTAGAAACGAACGGTCCGGACCATAGAGACACCGCTCCTGCTTTTCGAGCAAGATTACAAGCTTGAACCATTCGTTGGGTGATAATTCAGCGTAACCAGAGGCAGTGAAAATCCACGTTTTGGTAGAGTTCGCTCCCGGTACTGGCGAGGATTTTCCCATCACTATATCGCCGACCAATAGACCAGATATAACACTCACGCACAGCATCGCAATAGTCCATGCCACTATCATCCCAAAGAGTTTCAGGTACCACATAGTAGCGACCCTCTCGCTCACATTTGCTGAGGTCTATAGCCTCGCCATTTTCCAGCTTTTCCTCCATACGCTTATTGATCATAGTTTCTCCCCTAGGCTATAGGAGCTGTATCTGCGTTCGATAGAGTTTAGTTTATCTTCGATACGTGGAGCACCGAAACAATCGGTAAGGAGAGGGCGTTCCATACCTCGTGTAAGAAAAAGCCAATACTGGCGAGCAAAGATCCGTCGCTTTGTTCCCCACAAACTAGCGATATAATCCGCAGCCACCTCGTCTGCTTTATCCACTACTTCCCTCCCTGCACCACCTTCAACTTTCTCTGTGGCACAGTGAGTTCTGGCTTACCATTCACAAAACGAATGCCATCTGCACCACACATCAGCGCCACCGCTGATATAGTCGCAAACTGTGGTCTTTTAGTCTTTTTCCCAAACCAGTTGCTGATTGTGGTAGTACTGACGCCACATTCCGCAATCTGCTTACGTTTGAGACCAGATGCCTGCACGATTGTGCGGAGCTCATCGATGATAGGGTCCTGATTACGAAAGACGTATGTGCGATAGGTTTTCATGCGACCATCCATCTAGTTTTCATGCCTGTTCCACGCCGCCGCAGGATGCCTTTTTCAGCAGCATCCCTAAATGTGTTGGAATAGTTTTTCTCACGTTGCCCAAGTCCTCGCATGAATTCTTTGCCTTGGGCAGCAGTCACCTCCCTTAGTTTGTGGGATTTGAGATATTTGGCAAAAGCCTCTAGGGTACTTCCATGCTCCTGCGCCAGTCCATTTCTGGTCTTCTTAACGTTCGTTACCGGGGTGACTTCGGGTGTACCGATAGCTATCCCGGTAAGTGCCCTAAGAACCTCTCCTACTTTCTTATCAAGACAGTAGAATACTACACGACTTACATCACTCATTCCTAATCTCCGTCTATAGGCTCGTCCGTCTCGTATTGCTCCATGATATCCTCACGGAATCGCCTGAGCTTCTTCTTGGTGCATTTCTTGCAGCCATAGAATAAGAATATCCCATAGCCATCAAGAACTTCCTCACCCTCCAGACCGCTGCCGCAGTCACACTGTGGGATTGTTTTTCTTGTCATGGATTATCATCCATTTCCGGGCTGGAATCAAGATAGGCGTAATACCGGTCCTCGTCGTCCCGCCATTCTCTTTCTTCACGAGCACGATCGGCGTTGCAGTATGGGCATCCACCCTCTTGGCATTCGGTACGTGATAGGCGTACCAGTAGATTTTCAACGGCTTCTTTGTACTCCGGGTACATTTCCAGTCGTTCGGTGCGAAAGTAATCCAGCGCAGTCTGTAGTACAGACCGCTCGCTGTAGGAGTCCAAGTGAAACTCGTTAAGTTTCAGGCCCATCTCATCCTACTCCCCACTTACGATTAGTCGCCTTCATCTCATCGAAGCGCAGAGATTTACCCTCTTCCCAGCCCATTCGGTACTCGGGATTATTCATGTAGGTTTTACTCTTGCCGAGTACGGCATCATACCCACAATAGAAACCGAATACGCGCATACCAACGCGATCCTGAGGATGGTCGAACCACATCATAAGTATAGGGTCCTTGGTTAACATGGCTGGCTCCTTTCATAAGCGTTGCCATATTTATACTTTACGCCAAAGAAAGGCTGAACGCAACAAAGAAATTAGGGTCTACACTCCTTTGGCGTTCCTCCACGGGCGAGACATTCGTTCTGTTGCTGCTGGAGCTGTTGCTGACGCAAAGGATCAAACCTATGCGGTTGCGAGCAGCCAAACAGAAGCAAAGATAGAAGTAGGTAGATTGCGCTCATCGTTCTCTATCCCACCATGGTACATAGAACCTGGGGCGACGAAGTCCTTTAAACACACGATACGCAAGCTGCGCCTTAGCGAGTTTGACCATCTGTTCAGCACGTTGGCGACTAACTCCAAAATGACGAGCGATATCATCGTACTTACATCCCTCTAAACGCATATCTAAAGCTTTGGCATATCGTTGCCAGTTACGGTTCATTTTCTCATTTATGTGTCTGTTCCGGATAATCGGGGTTCTTTGGCTTTCGTTTGCAAACAGTCTCATCTCTAATCTGAGTAGCCCAGTCATGTGCAATCTTGCAACAATTACTCAGCTTGTAGCAAGTCTTGCCATTTTCATCAGAGCATCGACTATCACGTTCCCGACACATATCAATAGCGTGCGCCCCGGATGCATAGAATAGCACCCAGAGCGCCGCGCCTATCAGCAGCAGTTTCTTAGCCTTGCGTCGTTGACGCCAGCTCACCAACGCCTCCCATTAGCGAACATCCCGGCAATGCCAAGGATAGTCCCGGCAATAACCTGAGCGTCTGTGGGAGGTGGCGCTACGATTACAGGTCCACCATATACCGGTCCGTAATAAACGGGAGGCGGCGGAACGTAGTAGTAGGGAGGATTGTACAGCGGGGATGCTGGCGAGTATGGGGCAACGAACCCAGGCCCCTCATGCCAACGACCCCAACGATCAGTCCAAGCGTTTGCCGCAGTACTCGTTAGCACGAGCACAGTAGCAGAGAGTGTGAGTAGCTTTTTCATGGTATGGCTCCTTTCAACTAACCATACCATTAGCTTAAATAAGCTTTACAAGGATTGCAACTAAGAATATTTCTTTGGTTTAAGGGCCTTCTGGGGCATAGGATTCTTGTAATATTCGTCCATCCCTGCCTTTTGTTCCTGATGTATTCTTAGCCTATCTTCCGCAGTCTTGGGTCTATATTCAGTAGTCTGTGGAGGGATTGTAGTTGGAGTGACCGGTTTCATATGTGGCTGAGCCTCTGGCCCAGACATGACTTTCTGCTGTTCCTCAGCCACCGGTTGTTCTTGGACCTGCTCCTCCACCTGCTCCTCCACCTGTTCTTCGGTCTTCTTCTTCCTAGCCATGATTTACTCCTTCCGTTTGATAACTACTTCTACCTCGTCCCCCACACTGAGTCCTTCTGGAGATTCTTTCCCCACATAGAGATATTCCCAACTACCTTCCAATAGCATGAACCATCCCATATCTTCGTACTCGAATTTTTCCTCGCCTCGTTCGTTTTTCCAGCCCCGAGAGATTCTTCTCTTGGGCTCGATCTTCTTGACCTGAGAATAGAACTTTATCATTAGTCCATCCTACAGGCTTCGAACGACCTATCCGGCTGTATGATTGCAACCCAGGCATGTTCATAGAACACAACTAGTTCATCTCGTAACCAAGCCTGAGCCAACGGAACTAACGGAGGATCTTCAGGATATATGAGCCTGTTTTGGGCTGTCAGTTTAAATCCTCCAAAAGGACGCCAGCCACCACCATGTCCATAATGCTCATTAAACTGTTCCCGGGCAGGGCGAGGATCATCCCTATCCAACCACCCCGGTAATAGGCCCAGATGCTCTGGAGTCATATTAGGGTGGAGCATTTGCCATACTATCATTTCTAATCTCTCCTCCAGGTAGAGCGCCTATCCCACCAGCGCAGGAAACCACTCTTGAGTCTCGTAACAGTAGAACTTGCCGGAATTGACAGCCTTATGTCGGCAAAAGATAGGAACCATTTCACGATGCCTGCAAGTCGGTGCTTTGCCTCCTTGTGGGCAGTCACAGTAAAATCTCCCACGCCTATAGGCGATGTTATAAACCTGATCGACAAACCACCAGCTATCAAACTTCACCATGCGGTAGTTGTCACCGGGTAGAGATTTAAGATTGTAGTACATCAGATCTTCTTACCACCAAGATTAGGTAGATCCTTCCTGTGAAATACCTGATATCCAGACTTATGCAGATGCTCGATAACAAACTCAGGCCCAAGCATAGCGATTAATTGCGCCTTCTTAAGAAGAGGCGGGGTATCCAACCGGTTACTCATAGGTGCGGTCCTCTGCTCTATACTAAGATCTGGGAAGCTGCGAGCCAAGCTTCTATCAGTGCCGTGCTTCGCTTTCAGTCGTAGTATCTCCGCCGCTCTCTTTTTCCACTTCATCCTTGAATTCCTGTTGGAGATCCTCGATGCATTGTTCATCGTCCCACAAAGCAGCTAGAACCCAACCGGCTCCTTGGAAAAATGCCCATCTAAAAGCATTTATGGTTTCTGGGTGCCAGTCAGGATGATGCTTTTCCAGGATACCCCGAAGCATTACCCAACCCTCTTGAATTCTCTTTTTCATCCTTCCACCTTCAGCCATTTGCCATCAGGCTGCTTCTTGTATCGTTGCCCTTTTCCCATACCGAGGCCAGTTCCATACATCTTAAATGAATAGTGAGACATGATAGCCCAAGAACCGTATCGTGTCTTACCATCAATAAACTCGTTAATGATAGAGTTACCAAAGTCATCCTTGGTGCCAACATCACTACCCATCCAGTATCGTGGTTCCTTAGGCATGTTCTTCCTCTCGCATAAATTTTTCTACGCGAAAACCCTCTTTGCGGAAAAGCTTTGTGATCTCAAGCTCCAGCACAGCACTACGAGTTTCGCATGTAGCAACAGGAACCACATTCGGACTGCCTTTCACCCAGGCTTGGATAACAATCATTTTCATCTTGTGCTCCTTTCAACAAGCGGGCAGTTTCGCGTCATGCCCAGGACGTCCAGCACCGAGCTGGCTCGGACGGTCCGACGTGACCGACAGGCGAGTAGTTTCTCCGTGCCACTACCAAGGGTCCAGTCTAATCTCTGCCTTCGAACTGGCGGCCCTTCATAGCGCTCACTCTAACGGCGGACACCGGTGGGAGTGAGGGCGGTGCAGAGGGGCTATGCTTTTTACTTTACAGGCAAAAAGCCTTGAACGCAACATCATTTAATTTTCGCAGGGTCCTTCTCTGGATGTTCCTTGATCAGAGCTTCTAGTAACGGATCATGGTCTCTTAAGTCTAAATCTCCTGGGCGGTAGTGAACCCCGCTATCTTCGACCCTGGTCTGTTGCAGCTTACGAATCCGCTCTTTTTCTCTAGCGAGTTTTTCTTCTTCTGTTAATGGCTCCTTCTTCGCTCGTTCTGCCATACGCTACTCCTACTAATTACCTCCCCTTCGTTGCAGTTCCGGTTGTACGACCCCGGCTATCACGATAAATGATAGTCCCGTTGCTGTTTGTCGCAGTTCCTGTGGTGCGGCCCTGACTATCACGGTATATCGTGGTGCCATTAGATTGAGTAGCTGTACCGATTGTTCTGCCTTGGGCATCACGAAATATCTCTTGCTCTCCTGCTCCTGCATACCGGGCAGAAAGTATAATGATGATAAAGACAATAGCCATCATTAACGCGACAGCTACTAGCCTCTGCGCAGCACCGGGTTTCAGGCTCATGATTCGTCACCAGTATCTTCGGGGTTGCTTTCCATGTAGGCCAAAAACATTTCCTCGTCTTGCAGCTTCTCACGAAGCTCGTGTATACGCATTCTAGCTTGACCCATAAGCTGTTCCCGGTTATATTTGAGACCATGTCCGCCTATCGATGGCGTGATAATTACTCTTCCTCCCTTACTTGGTCTTGGTTCGCCAACGCGCACAGGTTCATAGCATTTGGGATTACCCTGTTCTTCACAGTGAGGGCATACAGGGCAAATGCAATCGGCCGGGTCATGACCGCAGCATTGACAGGGGCCTTCGTCCCCGCCATACGCCTCGTCGATCATACGTTGGGTAACTCCTGGGGGGAGGTCCCAACCAAAGGGGTGTCTACTCATTGCTATGCTCCTTTCAATGCACTAGCCTGTAAAGCGTAATGCCAAACCCTGTAGAATGCAAACAAGAAATTAGGTGTTTACTCTTTCGTAGAGCTCGTAAAAAAGTTCTTCGAGCTCTGGGTAAATCTTGTTACGATAATTGTAATCAAAACATCCAACAAATCGCATTTCTTTTAAGATGTTAATGGCAGTACTCCCATCTATATTGGGTAATTCCTCAATAACATCCCTAATGGCATCGAGGATATCACAAAACATTTCTCTGTCTATTATCATCTTGGTAAGAACCACCTTCTTTTCAAAATCTACTCGAACCACGCGATGAACTCGTAAAGATCGGTTTTTTGATCTTCGGAGGCGAGCTCCAAGATCTTGTTCTTTTTTTCTTGCCATGAGCCTTCTCCCGACACTAGATCATGCATTGCATCGAACATTGCTTGGATCGCTGTTTCCATAATATCCTCCTACGCGCACGCACAAGTGTAAAGCAAAAATTTTTGTGATGCAAGTTGGATAGAATCTCCCACAAAAATCTTTAGCTTGTGTTCATTGCGGCGTTTTGGTAAAGTAAAAGTGTGGCCGAGTTCCAGCTCTGGCCATGGATGTGCTTGAGACGTGCTTTGCTCTTTTCACGCGTCTCGTGGCCTTATAGCGCATCCGGCCCCCTGAGCCCCGGTACCCACATCACTGAGGGCTCGGGGGCCTCCTTTCTAATCTTGGGGAGCTATCCATGGCCAATATGCCGAATCCTCCTCCGAAACCTCCATCACGAGGCAATTCTCAGCAGGTTGTTCCTCATGATGTAGCACAGCAACGGGCTCGTCCCCGGGAAATACACCCGGCTGTCACTGAATTTCACAATAAGTATGCCCAGGTTTGGGATGAAAATGACCGGTTAATAGCTGAGAATATTCGGCTAACAAAAGAAAATGAAGTGTTACGGCAACTAGATGCAGAGAAGTCTGCCCTAATTGATAGCCTCCGTAAAACAGCCGAAGAGGCTCACAGGACAACAGACGCTCGCATGGCAGCACAAGAGACCCACTTCCGTGAACGGGTAGCTGAGGCCGAGCGCGCCAAGGAACGCTACCTACGATTCGCAGTCAGCATGAGTGAGCGTGTGCAATCATGTATTTCTGATCTTCAAGCTACCCACGATCTTGCCATGGAGATGGCTCATGGTTCAAATAAACCTCTAAATGATGTTGAACAAGCAGTCGCTGATGCAATGAATTTGGAGAAGTGAACCATGTGCAATCTCCGGATCCAGGTTCTAGCGGGCCTCCGCCCTCCCCATATCAACATGCGACAGGTTGCGACGCAACCAAATACAGTCTTTGCGACTCCTTCTTCTGTAGTTATTCGGCGCCGCAGACGATATCTCAACCGGTTTAAGAAGCTGCCCCGACGTAATGGACCTATGGGGAGGAAATGATGCCTTGGACTGGCGACCAGCTTCCCTGGAATGTTTCGTTCTCCAAGCCACCACGCCCATCAGGGCAATGGGAACCTTTGAACTATTTCCCAGGCCCTACTCCACTTATACGTGGAAAAGGGGCTTCCAGTCTTCCTAGGCAAATACTTAGGAACTTCCCAGGCAGTCCTGTCCTTTGTAGAGGGCGAGGTAGTTCTAGCCTAGTCCGCCAGATCCTAAGATACTTCCCTGGTCAACCACCGCTTGTTCCAGGGGTAAGTTCAAAACTCGCTAACCTGAATAATATCTATCGTGCTCCTACAATCGTTACCGGAGGGATGGGATCTGCCCTTAACAACCTGAAGTTCTTCCCTGGAAGTCCAGTTTTGTCAGGAGCTCCTGTTCCTGTTATCGCTGCTAAACTTGAAAGGTTCTTAGCCCATCCATAGGAGAGCCTATGTCAGAACAAGAAATCCTGGACGCTGCGGCAACCCATCCACTACCAGCCAAGGAGGTAAACCTTAGTGAAATACGTGACAAGGCCAAAGAACTCCGTGACCACTATCTTGAAAAAACTTACCTAGAAGAACAACTCAAAGCGCTCGGGAGCAAGATCCAACATGTCGAACGACATGAGCTTATTGATATGTTCGATGCTGCCGGTATTTCTTCTGTTACTGTGGATGCTGATGGCAATCATCCTCCCTTCATAGCCAAGCGGGCTACCGTCTACGGAGGTAAGATACCGGAGGAACGACGCATAGAAGCTTTGAATTGGTTTGAATCTGCTGGACATGGTGACCTAGTAAAGTCAGTTATCACCATACAGTATGGAATGCATGAACATGCGGAAAGGCTCCGTGTGATGAAGTTGTTGAGCGATAACCACGTGGAATATTATACCAACGAATCTGTCCACCATAGTACACTCAAGGCTTTCATTAGAACTGAAATCCAACAAGGACATGTAATCCCCATGGACTTGCTTGGGGGATACATGTTTGATGAGGTAAAGATAAAATGAGCCAGTCAATAGTAGGAAACAGCACAGTCTTTACTTGCGATTCTTGCCCTAGAGATAATCGCAAAAAATTTCGTCTGATGACAACTAACATGGATATAATAAGAAGTCAATTTCGTCATACTGGATGGGGAGCTCAGCCAGGGAAAGGAGGTACATGGCGACATCTTTGTCCGGAATGCTATCGAATACATAAGGCAGAAGTGGCAATACGCAGAGAGAGACGGAAGGAAAAATCAAATGACCGTAGATCTAGAAACATTGGGTGAATGGGCAGGTGATATTGCGGTCGTACTGAAAGATCATGATGCACCAACACTCAAAAATCTGTATGGTTATGTGAGGGACCATAGAAGAAAAACAGGTCGTACCTGGAAGAAAGGAAACGAAGCCACGGTAAGAAACGTACTTCAACGACATTGCCGTACATCTGACCAATATCAGGGCAAGCACGACTTGTTCGAACATTTGGTTGATGGATGCTGGCGATTAAGGCCAGAAATCAAAATTAAATAGGAGGATAAAGTGTCGAGCCCACCTGGAATAAAGAAAAATGTGTGGTATTCAACTCCCTATCTTCAAATTGTTCTTTGTTTCTGCTGCCTAATTCACAATGACTTGAAAAAGAAACATGGTAAGGTAGAGGCTGATGCATTCTGGAGAAGTTTTCATCATCTTATTCCACATGTTGACGAGTATTTACCAGAACATCATAAGAATCTACCCCGTAAAGAATATGTAAATCGCTTTATCCAACGGGGAGATAAGCTAAATCGTTATCCTACTGAACATCCAACACACCCTACAAAACAAGAAACTACTGGTCGATTTTGGGGATGGGCTGTAGAATTATACAATGGACCAGGAGTAGAATTTACTGTAAGGAGAGAAGATATTGAGGGTATTGTTTCTAAAATAGAGGGACGATTACCGATAGTACAACGTAACATGGAAGAGCTTGACGAACCAGAATCTGCCATCATCGATCTTAATGAAATAATAGAACGGTTAGATCATCTTGATGGTATCTTCGAAGACATCGAGGACCGAATCTCTATGTTGGAAGAGTATTTCCAACGGAAAAGTTAGGCGCGGCTGTCCTTGAGCGGTCGCGAAATGGGCGCGGCGGGTCGCCTCCTAAACACCCGCCACTTTCTTGTTTGTACTCAGCGGTTATATATGCTTTACTGCCCCCAGGCACACTATGCCTGGAAGGGAGGTGAACCAGATGCCGGAACAACCACCGGAACAACCACCAGAACAACCACTTAGACACGCTCCGCCGTCGCTACCAACGACAAGGGCGGACTTGGCCTCGCATTTGACTTACAGGCGTCCTCGGACTATTCTCGATGACGTGCAGGAAGTCAATGATATACTTTGGGAAGACCCGGAGTATCGCAAGTACTTCAACGCCGTCTATAATGAGGAAGCTGTTACGGGTAGCTGTGACAACGACTACTTCATGGCCGCGTTGATGATCAAGGCCAAGGCTCGTGAACTTGGTATGGAATCCCTGGCTGGCAAAAACGAAACTGCCATCCAAAAGGCTCTTCGCCGAGTTCATAAAGGCCGCTACGAGGGTATCCATTATACGGACCGTCGTGAGGCTGCCGAAGGCAATGGGCAAGGAACCCCTACTCCATGAAAAAGAGTAAGGTCCCTCCTCAGCTTACCAAGGCTCGGGCAATAATACGCCCGAGCCTTGAAGCTGGCAAGGATGTAATTCCCAAAAAGTTTGAGCAACAGTTCGGCATTTCTGCCGATAGTTTTGAGCGTGCGCTACATGCTGAACTTGCGCGCCTGGAAGCTTTTGAAGAGATGGGGGCTTCGCCTTGGACTAAAACTACTGGTAAGAAATTGGCTGCGACGATTAGGGCTCATAAGAAGAAGCTGAATTTAGAGTTTGAAGGGCAAGTTATTAGAGAAATCCAGCGTCGTATCAATATGATAGTGTTACCCTCGCTACTTAAACGTGAAGCTGATGCTAGTCATATCATAAAAGGACGCAAAGGATCGGTGAGTAAGGAGGAATACCGGTTGATACTATCATGCCTCCACCCGGATAGGGTTCCTGAAGAACTGAAGAAAAAATACGAGGCTGCATTTCATATCTTTAAAGGTCTAGAAAAATTATTACTAAGTGAGAAAGAGCTTCCGACCAATGTTGTGAAGTTGCCGACCACGTATGCTGATTTGATGGCACGTCGCAAAGTCCGTACGAGCGGAGCTAAGGTAGTGAGGGTGAAATAAACTTTGAGCTTGCACTCAGCGGTTATTTATGCTTTACTAATATTGCAGCGCAGTAATGTCATGCACGAGCATGACACCCCTGTATAGCTGCGTAGGAGTAAGACCGGTCTGAAATACGCTACGGCGTGAATGCCGCAACTACGGGCTGCTGACTGTAGGACTAGGCCCTGCGCAGGGCATCTTATGACCAAGCTACCACCAAGATGGAGGCGAGAGCCACTAGAAAACTGCCCGATTTGTAAAGGAAAGGGCGAAATAAACTGGCGACTTTATAGCAAGACTAAGCCAGAAGAGTGGATATGCGTGGGACGTGCCAAGCCTGTTCCCCCTAAGAAAAAGGGGAAACTGCTAATGGCCGAAAGCGCAGATAGCATAGAACGCCGCGAGGTGTGGATGGAACATGCCGCAACCTGGGATGGCCCTTGTGCTTGTGTGACTCAGCGTCGTGTAGACTTCACACAATTGAAGCGCACAGCCGCACAGATGCAACGCATTATTCATAATGAAAAGCCTCCGGAGCATTCGTTAGACGATAGCATAGACGACTTATTTAGACAGTAATCAACTGTTGCGTTCCACCGCATTTATAGCTTACAATGCCCTTAGCAGATTCCTTCTGGAGTCTGTGGAAACAGGAGTGATGACTATGGCTAAAGAACCTGGAACTGATGTAACTATTCGTACAGAGCTACCGGTAGAGCTGCTTGAAGAAACTGCAAAAGATGCAGGGATGGGGGTAAGCTTCAAGCCAGAAGACCAGTTACTGCCATTAATCTATGTGCTGCAATCAAATTCACCGGCTGTGGATAAGCGTGGTGATACCTACGTGGAGGGAGCCGAGGCTGGTGATTTTTGGCTGAGAAATGCCCTAGACCCCATCGCAAATGGGGAGGAAGGAATCTCAGTGATACCATGTGAAATGCAGCGCACATGGATTGAATGGCTCCCTAACCGGCAAGGGTTCGTCGCAAGGCATGACAATCCGCCTTCGGATATGGAAACTAGAAAAGAGCGGGACGACTCTGGTCGTGAAAAAACTATCCTTGTGCGCGGTGAAAATGGGAATATCATACAAGACACGAGGGAGTTTTTCCTGCTTGTAAATGGACAACCCTTCGTGCTACCTTGCACTGGGACCAAGCATACCTTCGCTCGCCAGTGGAACACCTTCTACAAACAGTTCACCCATCCAAAGACTGGCGATGTCATGCCTGCCTTCAGTCGCAAGTATCGGTTGACCACTGTCCCAGCAAGCAACGCTATCGGCAAATGGTTCGGTCTAAAATTTCAAGACGAGGGATGGGTCAAAAAGTCTGAGTATGAAGCGGCGAAACAGTTATGTCTTGCAGTAAGGAAAGGTGAAAAGCGTGCCGAAACGCCAGACGCAAGGCACGAAGAGTCGGGCACAGGCGACGGCTCGGAGATCCCTTTCTAAAGAAATCAAATGGTGGCAAGATCAGATGCGCTCTGCAAAGGGCGATGAGCTTGCCTTCATTTGTTGGGGTATCGCTACCGGTCTAATGATAGCGAGGGATACCTATGATCGAGCCAACGATCTTTCTAGGCCCACCCGGAACAGGTAAGACAACAACACTACTAGACACCGTTGACCAGGAGATGGCCAACGGTGTCCCTCCAGATCGTATAGGATTTATGACCTTCACCAAACGTGGTGTAGAAGAGGCTATTACTCGTGCTAGTGCTCGTTTTAACCTTGACCGTAAGCAATTTCGATATTTCAATACCCTTCATAGTGCTGCATTTAGACATCTCGGCCTTAGCACTAATCAAGTGTTTACTGGAAAACGAGTTTATGAATTTGGTGCTGCCCATGGACTCGAGCTCCACGGTGGCTTATCGTCTGACGATGGAACATATACAAGTTTTTTCGGTGACGATCTAATCCTATTTCTTGAGAACTATGCTCGCATTACTCAGCAACCATTGGAACAAGTGCTAAGCAAATATGATTACGCCTTACCTGATTCCGATCGTGCTTGGCGAGCTATTCGTGCTCTCCATGCCTATAAACAGGAGCAAGGGCTGTATGATTTTACTGATATGCTTGAGGAGTTTATTAAGATAGACGATCCACCACGACTGGAGGTGTTATGTGTCGATGAAGGACAAGACCTCAGTGAAATACAGTGGACCATGGTCGGCCAGCTATCCCGTCACGTTAAGCGTATGTATGTCGCCGGAGACGATGACCAAACTATCTTCACATGGGCAGGTGCTTCAGAGCGATTCATCCACATGCCTGGTCGGGTTCACCAACTTACAAGAAGCTATCGAGTTCCTCGAAAAGTACACCACCTTGCCGTCAGAATAATTGAACAGATATACGACAGGCGTGAAAAAGACTGGGAACCAAGAGACGCACTAGGATCTTATAACACTTTAGAAGGAATCTCAAGGCTAGATCCCGGTAAGCTAGACCCAGGCCTCGGCAACGTCATGTTGCTTGGGCGAACAGTAAAGATGCTAAGGCAAAAGTTCATCCCATATTGTAGACACCATGGGCTCCTATATCGTTACTTCGAAAACCCAAGTATCAAACCAACTCAAGCGGTTGCGATCGACGCATGGAATCAACTCCGACAAGGTTTTCGCATATCGGCGGAAGATGCTGTACGTATATACGATTTACTCCCGTCGGAAGGCCACAAGAAAAAGAAAGGGCTAGTAAAGAAAGGTTTCAAAGTACAACTCAATCGGTTGGCAGATCAACCAGATCCTCCGAAAATCACTATAGAAGAACTGCGACATGATTATGGGCTATTGGCGGAGGGAGAGTGGAAAGATGTTTTCACTGAGATCGAACCTAAGGACGTGGAGTATATCCAAAAAGTACTCGATAATGGGTTCAGTATATTGGATAAGCCTCATATACACATCTCTACGATTCACAGAGTCAAAGGAGGGCAGGCAAACACAGTTGTTCTTTTATCTGACACTCCGAAAGCATCCGAGCGACTTGCCGCTACCAACAGAGACGAAGAGCGACGCGTTTTTTACACAGGGATCACAAGAACCTACGAAGACTTGATCGTAGTGCAACCAGACAGACGGCATTATTTCGGGGACTTGTTCGACTAATGGAAACGCTTATGGGACTATATCAAATCTTTGATTCTATCTTACCAGATGAGAATGGTTGTCTCAACTTCCCTTCTCTTTCAGATAAGCCTAGGAGAAATCGTTATGTGTGGAAAGTTATAAGCGGAGAACCACGCGTCTGGGTGCATAGAGCGGCTTTGGAACGCAGGCTAGGAAGACCAATTCGTCCTGGATTTTATGCTCTACATTCTTGTGACAATAGGATCTGTGTTAATCCGAATCATATTTATGAGGGCACGTATAGAGACAATGCTAATGATAGGTCTACTAGGAATCATGGTAGTTACCTAATAGGAGATGATCATTGGACTAGAAGACATCCGGAATGGAATGTGCATGAAAGAGACGAATATGGAAGATTTAAGAAGACGTCCTGAGGGCAAGCTAATCTTGCTTGTAGACTTTGACGGATGCGTTCATAGTTATGCCTCGGGCTGGCAAGGTGCTACAATAATTCCTGACCCACCGGTTAAGGGAGTGTTTGAATGGTTGGAAACTGCTCTGATGTATTTTGATGTACAAATTTTTTCAGCCCGTTCTTGTCAACCTGGAGGCAAGGAGGCAATGTATGACTATGTTAAGCATCACGCTGGCAGGGATAGCACTCTTGCTATGCGTCTTAAATTTGTATCAGAGAAGCCAAGTTGTTTTCTTACTATTGACGATCGTTGCATTCGTTTTGATGGTAACTGGTCTGACCATCGCTTTGACCCGGTGAAGCTTCTGGAGTTTAAGTCATGGTACCAATCGAACAAATAAACAATCCAATAGAGCGCTTCGTGGCCTTTATTGCGGAGAGAGAGGCTATCCGTATCCGCAGATTTATGATGAAGAAGCCTTGGCCGTGGACTGAGGATCCTATATTACAGGAGTTCCGGTTCACAAATATACATAGGGAAGATGATGCAGTATCCCAACATTATCAGCGTACTATACGCAACCGGTATAGCAACGATCCTCGTGTATTACCCGCCACAGTCATCTATCGCTGGTTTAATAGGATTTCTACTTGCAATGCTATATTTAATAAACCTGATGTAAACAGCCTGTCAGTGTTTGAAAGATACGTACAGAATTATGACATAGATCTCCTAATAAACTGTGTGGAGGCACTTCCACCTCCTCACGTAACAGGAGCATACATTATTCAAGGGAAACCCGGCCTTCCTAAAGCCAAGGGAGTAATCTATTATATTCATCGATGGCTTTTGAAACCATGGTTCGAACTTTACACAGCCTGGAAGGAGAAGCCTCCGCTACTGTCTGAAATGTACGCAGAGCTTCATGGAGAAGGCTTGGGAAGCTTTATGCGAGGACAACTTGTCGCAGATCTCAAATACCTACCATTCATGTTAGAGGTAGAAGATTGGTGGACCTGGGCTACTCGAGGACCTGGAAGTATGCGCGGTTTGAACGTAGTATTTGATCGACCAATGATGGCCCCCTATGCTAAGGATCAATGGTTATTTGAGCTAAAGATATTGAGTGAAAGGGTTACTCCTTTGTTGGCAGGATATGGGATGGAACGCCTGCACAACCAAGATCTACAAAACTGTCTATGTGAATGGAGTAAATACACGAAAGTATTGACACTGCAAGGCCGTCCCCGACAAGTCTTCAAGAATAGGGAGCAAGTCCATGTTCAATGATCTGCAAATATTAATTCCTTCTCGCTCCCGAGCCA